ATGCTCTATTAAAAATACCACGTTCACCTGATTTACTTTCAAATAATGCTAACCATTCTTTCATAAACATACCTACATCAGGTTTTTCTGTATAGGCTACTGAGTTATTAGCCAATGCTCTTTCAGGATTTGTCTCCCACCAAGCACCAGACTTAGCAACCCTTAATCTCTGGTCTGATAAATTAGACAGAGATATAAGGGCTGACCTACGCACACCACCAACAACCACAACTTCACCAGTCTTACACACAATATCGTGACACTCCATAGAGGATAGCTTTCTACCTTTAGCTTCTTTAAATTTATTAATAGTAAAATCAATTAGATTAACTAAAGGTTGAGGACCACTAGCCCTACCACCAAAGGTATTTAACCTAGCACCTGCAGGTCTTACTTTACTTACATTTACTTTAGGTATTCTATTGGTATAAAGAAAAGATATTAAATCTCTAAATCCTCTGGCCCATCCTTCTTTAGAATCAGCTATAGATATAACATCTTCTGTTTGTTCAAACTCTCTATCAGGTATAGTAGGTAATTGATTAACACCTTCTCTTTCAACAGAGAATCCTACACCTGTACCATTCATAAGTATATAAAGTATCTCATCAAAAGAACGAGGACTATCTATAGGAGTATAAGAACAATTATATCCAGAGATGTTTTCTCTTTCTAATGCAGGCCCTGCTGTCATCAATGCTCTCATAGAAGGCATAACTTGTAGTCCTATAATACTATCTTCTATTCTTCTCCATACTTCTGGAGGTAAGACAACACCTAAATTTTTATCTAAATGTCCTTGAAAGAAGTTACTAAACCTAGATACTGTTTCAATCCAACTTTCTCTTCTACCTTCTTCTTCTAACCAACGTGCATATCTAGACGCATGTATAAACGTCTGATACTCTGTAGGTAAATAGTTATTTCCTGCCATAATCTTTCTCCAATATTAGTTCACAATAATGTATTACTTTCTCAATGTCATTAGCACCTTCACCTTTTCTTCTGTGTCTTGTAATATACTTTACTACATTACCCTCAAGAAATGTCAGGTTATTTTCTACAATATAATCAACAGGCTGTATCTTACAAGTCTTATAATGGTCTCCACCTACCTGTCTATCTGTAGCTATAATAGCTTCCTTCTTTATATTTGTTTTCTTAAAACCTTGTTGTTTAACTGTCTCTCTTATTGCCTCATCCATTTGTCCCATATCTCTGTCCTCTTCTACCTTTCTCATATCAGAATATAATTTATAAAAACTTTCTTTAAACGTCATTTTCTTTTTCATTGTCGCCTCTTAATACACTTCTTATTCTATTTCTTAAAAACTTTTTATTGTCTGCCTTAATAACCTTGTAAGCAAATGACCTAGCTTTACTTGGTGTTACTCCTGCCATACCACAAACTGTTTCAAAGTTCTCGCAAGTTACTCCAACCTCTGCAAAGAACCAGGACTCAGCTCGTGCTTTGTTTACTTTATCATTAGATGTGATAACATTCTTTGATACATCTAATAATGCTTGTAGTATTACAGACAAAAACAATCTCTTCTCTGAGTTGTAAGGTTCAGAATAGAATAAGTTTTCTATCTGTATTATATCAGGTTCATTCTTCATTGTCAATATTAATTAAGTGTATTTTTTCTATATCTATACATAGGATTATTTTTACCCTTAAAAGTTCCTTTTTTTATTACTTTTTTTGCATGCTCTTGCATTCTTTCTGAATGTTTATTATAATCAAAAAGAGTATAAGCATGTTTAGTATTTTGTTGAGGAGTAACCCATTCTAAATTACTTACCAAATTATTATGTATATTTCCATCAATGTGATTTACCTGATGATTTAATATACCAAACTGTATTTGAAAATGTTTAGGTATAGTATGCCACCAATCATATTTATCATATAAATCAAAAGGTATAAAGTTTATAGCTACTACTCTATGCTCTCTTATACTATAATTTTTTTTACTCTTAGCTTGATTGTTTGTATAACCATCTAATGAAATACCATATTTAATATATCCTTTATTATTAGGTTTACTAACATCTTTTTCGTGACTTCTTTTTCTTATTTTATTTATCTTTAAACTTTTTAATCTACCATGATTACTAATCTCATAGCCTTTTGCTTTAAAAAGACTACCATCTTTAGTAATATATAATGGTTTAAATATTTCTTTAATCATTTACTTTCTCCACTTTAATTATATCTTTACATTTTAATATTCTAATTTTTTTTCCATCTTGTATTTTATAACCTTTTTTTAAATGAAAGAGTTGTGCCCAATCATATTTATTACTATCCATAGCCCATCTAGCTAAATTAGAAACAATTATTAAACGACCATCTTTAAAAGTTAATTTATGAGGTCCAAGTGCACTAGAATTTTTTTCTCCTAAATTTTTTTCACTTTGCTTTTTTTTAACTTCAAGATTATCATAATTATTCTTTCTCATCTTTTTTTTATATTCAATATTCTCTTCTCTTTTTAAAGCTGACTTTCTTTTTTTATCTGCAACTTTAGGATTATCATATACTTTTTTACGCATCATTTTTTTATATTCTGGGTCTTGATATAACTCAATAGGAGGAAAAAATTTACCACCAACATAGGAATTATAATATGCTCTTTTATCACTACCTTCTACAGTAGCAGTAAGAACATTCCACTTTACTTGATAGTACATCTCATAGTAACGTAAACTTCTTTTGTTTTTATACTCTGCTATTACTTCAAATTTAAAATGTTCTTTACCTATTTTTTCTATATCTTTATTTAAATATTTAGATGAACCTGTATACATCTCCCACTTATGTTTTGTTTTCTTTTTAGTCATAGAGTAATATTGTTTACATCCTACATAGGCCTTACCATTCTTAGTATTTGTTATAATATAAACAAAACCAAACTTATCCTCGTTAGGCACAAAAGATTTTTCTGTGCCATAACAAGTCCAATGACTATTTATCATGTACTTCCTCTACGTTAGGTGCTTTCTCAACATGTGTAAGATATCTTTTACCAGTTGAATAATTAAAAGCACGAAGTCCTTTACCACTATTAGCATCACTCCAACAAGTATGCTTATGACTACAATAAATACAACCAGTAGCAAGCTTATAATTCCCAGACTTGCCATCAGCAACAGCAGGGTAGCATTTGTCCGGTGCAGTATCAGACTTAACCACTTCTTTAATCTTCTTAACTCTTTCTTTAGCATTTATCATCTCCAATGAATGTACTTTTGTATAACATAGTTCTCCTGTAGATTTATTAATAACTAGAAAGCCGGCTTCATTTACTCCATTACCTTCTGCGTATGCAGATATCTGAGGAATGTATCCGAAAGGGTCGTCAGTTGATAAATTATTATATTTAAATTTATTATATCCTCTACCAGAGGCACTCTTACAATCTACTAATACGTCATCTATAAAACAATCTTGATGTCCTTTAACTCCTTCCACTTCTACTTGCTTCTGTTGTTGAGTTACCTTATGTCCAGAGATAGAGGCAAGCATAATTAATAGTTCTTCTAAGATATAACCATAGAGAAACTTAATCCTGGTACTAGGTAGGAAAGACTCGGTGCGAGGCTGTTTAAAATCATACCACAGTTGCCTGTCTGGTCTACCTATAGTTGATAATCTTAACCTAGGTTTATCTTGAGGCATCTGTTTTAAGAAATCTTTTACATGCACTTTAACCGAGCTAGCAAAATCATCTATACATTTATCTACTTCTTTCTCAGTAAGATGTTCATTCTTCTTCTCAAACAAACCATATATATCTTCTACTATTGTATCTATTTTTTTCATATATAAAACGTGAGAGACTGCTCAGCCAAACAGTCTCCCACTATCCTTTAGTTAAGAGGCAAAAGGAATTTTTTCATCTGCTTCAGCAGAATAACCATCAGGTACTACATCAAATGCATCATCTGCATCACCCTGATAAGGAACTAAATCGACTACCTGTACTTTCTTCAGGTCAGCTGATACTCCAGCTCTCCCTTTAAACTTCCACTCATATGTAGAGTATAGTACATTTACTTTAGAACCATTACCTACTAACGTACTCATCATAGTTCTCTTCTGAGCATCAAGAACTTCCGGTGGAGTATTTAAGTTACCATCTTTTCTCTTGACGTTTCTTTTAATGTTAACAAAGTCTCCTCTGTCATCACCTTTGTTTTTAATAATTAAACCATCCTTCTCTGCAATAGCTTTGTTATCTGCATCTAAATTAGCTACATCAATACTCCATGTACCATCTGCATCAAAGGTTGTATTTGGGCTTGTAATGCTCGCCCAATAAGCTGTTCCACTAATTACACTCATGTGTACTCCTTTTTTGTTAATAAAATTATATTATAGCATATTTTACTATGCATTGTCAACACTTTTCTGTATTATATTTTGAGAAAAAAGATTCTGTATATTCATTAGATACATCTTACTTGCATTGTGGTCTCCACCAGATACACTTCTAACTTGATTCTCATTGATAGATGTATTAACAATTCTCTTCAACATCTTAGTTTCAAATACTAGTGTGCCATATACTTGGTCTCCCACACATAGATTATGAAACCAGTAGTCTGCTTTGGTTGCGTTAATACCACTAGGTTTACCATAGCTTTCATATTCAATCGCAATGTTACCTGTCTTTAACCACATACCTCTTTCAGATTTTACTTCTATCTTCTTATCTTGTAGCATGTCAGCAACAATCTTTTCTTTTACTTGCCCATACTGTAAATCTAAATCAAACTTCTTTCTATCTTCTGTCTTTGGTTCTAATGTGTTTCTGCCCATGTTACTCCTACCTTGTAATCGTTATCTAAAGGACATCTTAACTTTAATGTCTTCTCAGTTTCTTTCATAGCAATCTTAGTGATACTACAAAATTCATTTACATCTTTGTTAGCCACTTCAAATTGATATTCATCATGAACAGAAGCTACTAACTTTGCATCAAGTTTTTTATTATATACTCTCGTTATAATATGTAACAACCACTGCTTACAAACAATAGCACCTGCTCCTTGCAGAAGAGTATTCAATGCTGAATGTGGACTTCTAACTTTTAAGTATCTTCCATCAATAGCTTTTATCTTACCTCTTCTACTTACACTTTCTACTTGTTCTCTTAATCTTCTTAGTGATGGTAAGTTAGATAGAAATCTTTTTATTAAACTATTTCCTTGCTCCTTTCCAGCTCCTACTATCTTACCTATTTTCTCTGCACCAGCTCCATAAAGAAAGGCATATATGAATGTCTTCGCCTGGTCTCTATTTGCTAGGCCTGCTAGTTCCATGTTCTTTGTATGTATATCTCCATTCAATATCTCATCAGTATAAGTTGTATCATTAAGATAGTGAGCAAGACAACGTAACTCTAAACCACTAGCATCAGTACCTACTAATTTATATTTCATAGGGTCTGATACAGTCCACAACCCTCTGCAGTCCTTACCATATGGTGAGTATACAGCCGGTACTTGTGCCATGTTAGGTGAGTTATGTGCCATGCGACCTGTAATAGTACGTAGTGTCATTACTTTACCATGTACCCTGTTATCATTATCGCAGGCATCAATCCAAGACTCTACCATTACTGCTCTCTTCTGTAGTAAAAAATACTTTGAGAATCTTTCTGCAGTAAGTTTTAACTCTGGCTCTTTAATTGTTTTTAAAACAGCTTCATTAATAATAATATTCTTTTTATCTGTAAACTGTTTAGGCTTCCAACCTTTCTTCATTAACCTGTCTGCTATCTGCTGACGAGAGCCAATGTTAAAAGGAATTTCTTTTGTCTTAGTCTTCATCTCCACAATGGTAGGTTCAAACTCTTCCAGTGACCATTGTTCTAAGTCATAGATGTCTTCTTTTAATTTTGCTAATAACTGTTGTGCCTTCATCATATCAAAAGCAAAACCATTCTTCTCTTGTTGGTCTAGTATCAATCTTATATTATGTTCAAGGTCTGAAGACTCCTGAGAAAAACCATTGCTTTCTTTTA